TAGATCGAGTAAACGTCAGAAGACTTCTTATCATCATAAGAAAGCAGCTTCTAGCCTCTACTCGTAGATTTGTATTCGAGCCAAACGATGCTACTACTTGGGAGAAGGTTATAAATGTTGTAGATCCTCTTCTCGCAGATATCCAAAGAAGAAGAGGTTTAGTGGAGTACAGAGTTGTTTGCGATGAAACTACTAACACCTCTGTTAGAGTTGACAGAAATGAATTGTGGTGCAAGGTTCTTCTGAAGCCCACCAAAACGGCTGAGATCGTTGTATTTGAGCTTAACCTCACTAACCAATCGGCAACCTTATAAAGGATTAAATTATGACTAGATCATCTTATTACGCTAATAACCTTAACCGAGATCTTAATGAAAATGATGGTCTTCCCGTCATATCTCAAGATCTTGAATCAATAAGGGCATATCAATGGGAGATAACCTTCTTCCCCCCAGCAGAGATAGAAGTTCCTTTGGGATTCTCCAAGCCTCTTACCTTAGCTGCCAAGAAAGTTGGCGGTATGTCAGTTCAAGTGGAAGACATACCTGTTAGCAGGGTTAATGATGTTACTTATTACCCTGGCAGACCTTCTATGGGCGAGTTGGAAGTTACTTTTGATAACCTTCTCAGAACCAAAGCGGGTTGGCAACTTTATAAGTACTTCCAAACTGTTTATGATCCCCTTACTGGGGAGTTTGCCAGTACCTTCCTAGATAACCCTGGGCAGTTTAAGACTACTGCTGAAGTGTTAGAGTTAGATGGTCAGATGGAGCCAGTTTCTTTAGTTAAGCTTGTAGGTCTTTACCCTAAAGAATTTACTAAAGCTGAGAAGGCGTATTCGGTTAATGAATTTGATACTGTTACTGTTAAATTCCGCTATGATTTCTTAATTCAATTAGGAGATACCCGAGGATAATTAATAACTATAATAAATAAGCCAAGAGCCCAACTCAGCCTCTGTCTTTGGTTGGGTTGGGCTCTTCTAATATAACCATGGATTTTTTCAACGACTTACTTACTAGTTATGCGCTTCTTAAGAAGAGGAAGCTTAGTATTACTTTGGATGAAGGGGTATCTATTGATACTCAGGGGCAGGGAGAGGCACCTAGTTATGGTGCTATTCGTTCTAGGGGAGGAGAGAATGGCAACAAACACGCAGATGAGGTTATAAGGAAGACTGATGAATACATGGCTAAAGTATTTCCTGGTGTGGATGTTGCGGCAACGCCAAGGCCAAAGGGCGAAGTAAACGATGGAGGGAATGGCGCACTTATTACCGCACCCTTAGAGCCTGATATGAAATTAATAGCGTATGGAGCGCAGGACCAAGGAGATACAGGTACAGAAAGTACCACCAACGGAAATGGAGATAAAAAGCCAGCTAAGGAGACTCCTGCGTGTGGTAAGGGGATAGTATGGCAAACTAAACCTAATGAGATGGTTATATATCGCACCTGTAAGGTTGGCGCACAGGCTACATCAACCTATAGAACTATGGTTGCGCGGCATTTCTGGAGGGGTGGCACAAATGCTGAAGACTATGCTGAGAATATAGATCCATGGGTCATGTATATGCAGAATAGTAGAGAGGGAAGTCACTTACTTTCTCTATTTAAAGATAGTCCTGAGGTTATAAGCCAGCTTACTGCACTAATGAGAAAGGGTTGGGGAGATGGTAAGCCTCAAGATAGTTTCTATGATCCAGAAAAAGCATCTTCTATTTTTGGTGTATTAGCTAAAACTATGAGAACGCAGGGCCAAAGACATATTAATTTAGGAACTAGAGAGGATCCAGTTATAATGGAAGCTCAAGCTGATGAACTTCATACCTTAGGTGCGTTACAAACTATGGTTAAAGCATTAGATATAGTTATAAGAAAGCCTATGTCCCCAGATGATGCAGAGTGGATGAAGGAAAATTTATTCTTTGTGACGGATAGGTATGGCAACAAACAGTTATACTTTGAGTCTGGAGATGGTACTGGGGTGAATTACACGGCTGCTCCTGGTGAGTACGATAATTTTCTAAAGCAGTTTGAAGATTATAATGAGTTGGTGGGGTACGAATTCCCTGATAACCCAGAGGACTTTCAGATAACAGAGGTAGATAGAAAAGTTATCTACGATCACAGTGATGCGGGAGTAAAAAGCCAAAAGGTAATAACCGAGGTGTCTGAAGAGATCTCTCCTGTTATTCAGATCCTTAAAAGTCGCAATGTTAAATTTTCCGATGAAGAGAGGGCACAGAAGTCTTCCCAGTTATACCATGCTTTACAAGATACATACGGAGACAACATTAACAAGGTTATTAGGGCTGTAACTAATCTTCGTGATGCGGGGGTGGCGTTATCTGAAGAGTATGAAGCTTTACTAGAAGCTTTTCACACCTGGAAAAATTCTTACCATACTTCTGAAAAAGATGTGGCGGCCCAAAGAAGCAAAGAAGCAGGACGGACAATATCTCCTCAGGAAAGTGTTGATATAGATACTAGAGAATTCTTCGCTCAGATAGAAAGATTAGTTACTAAGAAAGTTTTAGAAGCAGACGCAGATTTTATTATAAGGGTGGGGACAGGTGGAGGTTCTTTTGGATTCAAGTCTGACCAATTATATCTTTATAGAGCAGATGAAGCTGAAGGGGGAAGTGGTAAGGATAGGGCTTCTAAATTTATGGGGGGAGCAGCAGGGGGATTTGACGCTACTCCTAGGAGATTTCAAGATATTATAAGAGAGGGTGTTCCTAGAGGAAAACTATCCCAAAAAGAGTGGGAACAAAAAGGATATGTTGCATGGGAAAGAGCTAAAGACTTATGGGGCGTAGACGATGATGAGTTACAAGTCTACACTGGGTATGATACTTTGAAGTGGAGTTCCCCTAGCGATGGTAAAAATGAGATCGCTACAGGAGGGGGAGCTAAGTTAGAGTCTGTAGCTGAACAGATGGTAGGAGCCTCTCCACCAGGGGAATCTGGTCATGGTTTAACTGGGTATCTGGATGGTACTATAGATACTACTACCCCCGAAGGGCAGCAGCAGCATCAGTGGATAGAGGGAATGCTTGGTCTAGTAGGCACTAGGGGTGAGCGTGATGACCAAGGTGCCTTAGTTCCAGGAGCAGTAGATTATACTGAACAAGTTAGAGATAACATAGCATCTTTAAGAGATACTAATACGCAATTAGCCTCTATACATAACGCTACCACGCAAACTTTAACAGTAGCGCAAGTTCGTCATGAGCTATGGGCTGCTATAGGAGAGAGCCCTGGGTTAGATCTCACTAAAAAAGAAATAACATCTTTGGTGCAGGGTGGAGAACGATCTTCTCCACAAGAACAACTACTAACTAAGCAAGCTAGGTTAAAGGTGGAGAGGTCTCTTTGGTTTAACCGTATTAAAACTGGGTTAAGTGACCCAGACCCTAATGTAAGGGAGGGCTGGAAACATACCGTATCTATGCTTCAACTTCAACAAGCCTTTGATACTAATAATGCTTGGGATACTGTAGCAGATGGCTTCAGTAAGCAGACCGCAAGACATAAACGAAATGAAACATTGAAGAGAGTTTTAGATCCTTTTATGGCTTCAAAAGATCCTGCTGCTTATATCAAATGGTCTGGGACTAAATATTCTTTTGCTGAAAGAAATCCCGAAACAGGTGAGTATGGTAGTAGATTAGGCTATGGATTTGATACTAAACATGGAACAGTTGACACTACCTTTACCCCAGACGAGGGCTATTGGGACGCTCCTGATAGAGATTTAAATAGCACAGAATATTCCTCTAAAGAACTTATGAACAAGCTCTTAGAAGTTCAGCAGTTAATGTTCACTCACTTAATTAAAGAATAAAGACCTATCTATACTTAAAAGATCTTTAAAATCTATTAAGGCATAGTTATTTAATATATATATTATTCTTTTTTTGTTAATGTTTAGTTGATTACATATATGGCTATCTTGTTTTATTAAAGCTATTATACCACGACGATCCTGAGCCATCAAGACAATTCCTGATTTATTTGCTTGGTCAGCATCTTTTTCTGTCTGCTTGATGAAATCGTAGATCTTAGATTTTGGATTGAGGAGGGAGTACAGGTCCAGGTTGTTGTAACCTTTCTTACACTCGATGGTGTAGATGAAATCTATAGGAGTTATCAAATCTCCGTGAATTTTTAGGTGACTTGGGAGGGTGTGAGTGGTAGCATAGGCACCCGACCCAGGAGTTCGTTGGAAGTCGGTGGTCTCAAAGTGTTCATTAAGAAGCTTTGCTACCTTCCTTTCAAATGCTGCTCCTTTGGCCTTACTATTCTTACGCTTAGGTTTCTTACGCATATTATCTAAACTGTATAAATCTTTCATGTTTATCTCCTTCGGTACTATTATAGATTATGTCAGAAGCAGAATCTAAAGAAGTGTTAAACCCGAATGATTGGGAAGTTAAAATACAACATAGGAATAGGAATCGTATGAAGATTACATTTAAATTGAGTCAGGAAGAAGCAGCAGCCTTTAATAATTTTAAAGATGCTACTTGCCCAGAGGGCCTGGGCGAGGAGAGTTTTATTAAGTCTATATTCTTCTTAGGTTTAACAACCTTAGAACAGAATGTTACACAGAAGATGGCTGAGGCTATGGAAGTAGAGGATGGGGAGGTATCTTTTGATATAGAAGAAGATGCGCCCACAGACGATGTCGTAGAAAATGAATAAATCTTTTTATAAGAATATTGTAAAAGAAAACGAACTTAATAAACTTATTAAAGATCAGAAGTATTCTGGGTCCCGAGAGTTTATATTGTTTACCTCTGTATGGGATGAAGTTTCTTCTACCTTACTAAAGAAGTTAAAATCTAGATCTCCTAAGAGATCTATAAGTATTATAAATTCCTTTGATACTCCACATAGTTTTGTTATATGGGGAATTAAGACTGTACCTTCGTTAGTTGTCCTTGAGGGGAGGGGAGCAGATAAAAGAGTTATTATTACTAGTCACACAACTGATATTTATAAACGATTAGGGTTGGAGAAATAATGGAAGGAGAGTATACGAAGAAGGCTTCTGAAAGAACCTACTCAGATATAGGGTCTATGGTGGGGAAGCTTGTTGAGGATAAGCAGAAGGCTTATGGGGATTCTTTTGGTAGGAGTGGTAGGTGCTTGAAGGAAATGTTTCCTAATGGTATCGAGGTAGACCAGTATGGGGACCTCCTTACAATTGCCAGGATACTAGATAAGCTTTTTCGCATAGCTAATGATCCAGACGCATTTGATGAGAACCCTTATCAAGATATAGTCGGGTATGCGTTGTTAGCTATGCGAAGATACGGTTAGTTAGATTTGTCCCTAAGTAGTTGCTCATATGCCTCTAGTTTGGATAAATATTTTTTATTCTTTGTGTAGATGAGCCTGAGATTATTCATTATAATTGTGGTGAAGTAATTGAAAGCTTTTCCGTTTTCTGGTTTGAACTTTCCTATGGTCTTAAGAATAAGCACAAAGCACTCTTGTTTAGCATCATCTAAATCTACATCAAATCCATAAGAGTTGATAATGTTTTGGATTAGTAAATCGAACAAAGAAAACAGTTCTTCTTGGTGCTTTTTGGATTCGTTCTGGTATAATAAGATCAGTTCCTCAAACCTGTCGTTGTCTATGTAGTGTTTCGCCATGAACCTTAATAATTTATATGCTGAGAGCGGAGTGGGTATCAATCCTCTATGTGAGGGTTGCTCCATTCTTAAGATCAACAAGTCTGAACATTGTATTGTTGATTACGAGGATGTGAAGCCTGTAGATGTTTTATTTGTTACTGAGTCCTATGCCTGTAAAAATAATGGGAAGTGTATCCCCCTACCAAAGCAAGCAAAAGACCTCATCAAAGATATTATAGTCCCCCTTAAAGTTTCTTATGCGTTTTCTCCATCTGTGAAGTGTCCTAGTGTTAAAGACGCTGACATGACCCCATCAGATAGGGAGATTTGTAGAGAGCATTTGTTTCGTACTATAGATAGCTACAAACCCAAGTTAGTGTTCGTTTGTGGTAACCTAGCCATGAAGATGCTTATTAAAAAGTCTGGGATTACTAACAAGAGAGGCTCCCTGTACAAGTACGAAGATTATAATGTGGTTCCTCTGTATCACCCGTATCAAGTAGTGGTTGAACCCAAGAATAAGTTTCTCTTTGAGAGGGACATTAAGAACTCTGTTGATAAGTATGTGTTTGGAAATACAACCAAGGCAGACTTTGATTACACTCTGCTCTCTACTATGGAAGATG